GTTGTTATCGCCTCAGCGGCAACAATACTTACGTTCGTTAAGGAAATACTAACCCCTAGGGCCTAAAACGTCACTACGGATGAGTTTGTCTTGAACGTCTTGGGTATAAGCAGAATCATTCAAATACCTTGAATCATTCATGGCAGCCATAACTTCAGCAGTAGAGCGGAATACATCGCCGCTGTTACCAGACAGACGACCACCCATTAGTTCAGGCTCAAAGCCAGCTTGATCTTGATACGCAAAGTACATGGATTGCAAGGCATTCCGAGCGCGGTAATAATCACCGCTATTTACTTCACGGTTGTAGGCTTCGATTTCATCTTGATTAAGATTCTCGTTAGCCCACTGCTGGACAGCTGAGAAGTTATCAGCACCACCAATGCTGTCAACAATGGTTTGCTCTTCTTCTTGTGAAATAGGAGTGAACTCTTGTGTTTGATCTTCGGGATCATTTACATCAAGTTCAACCTTTTCATAACCACCATTACTACCTAGTTTCTTTTCAAGCTCTTGATAAGCCTGAAGAAGATCTTCAGCTGAACGAAACTTACCAGCAATAAGTTCCTCTTGTGGTTCCTTATTAGCACCTTCAAGGATTTGAAGATCTTGTTCACTATATGGACCTGTGGGATTGCTAATCACCCCATCTGCAATAACTTCCATGATCTCAACCGATACGGACGGTCATATCTGGATAAATCCAAACAGGACGTTTGGCTTTAGCAGCAGCAACATACTGATCGTAAACAGCAGGCTTTTCAGCCTTTAGCTGCTCAATCAGTTCGTCCATTTTGGATCTTGGTTCCGACTTTTTTGGAATCTCAGAAACCTCCAGTGGTTCCTTCTCCAGAGGCTTCTTGGGCTGTGCGGACTGTGTCATTTTGAGCTTTGACTAATGCGGCCTGTTTAGCAGGATCGTTATTAGGATCCTGTGCGGCCATTTGTTGCTGCATCATCATAGCTTGCTGTTGCTCTTCACCCATGAGATCCTCATCAGATTTGATGAGTTTGTAGGTATCAAGACCATCCGAAGCTGCAAGACGTGTGATTAACTCCCTAGTGTTGACGTACTTGCTCATTGCTTCAGGACCAACAGTCTTGGCAAGAGTCTCTAGGAACTGCAGCAGTTTTACCTTATCGTTGCCGCGACCAAGAGCGTCGATACCAGTTGTGATCTGTGGTTTGACTACGTTCTTAGGAAGCTTAGGAAGACGCCCTTGACGCTCCATAAGGGCCATCTTGCGGTTAACAAGCGGTAGCTGTAGTTCAATACTAAGAATTGAATAGACTCCACCCAATCCTGATTCCAGCTCCTGTGCAACCATTCTGATCTCTTCCGCAGTCACTCGATCCCGCCCTTGAGCACCAGCTTGAATAGCACTGTTAAGAAGAAACGCAAAGCTAAGACGCTGCTCAATACGAGCAATGGTGTTAAGAGCAACAGTTAGATCAGCTTGTTTCTGCATCTGCAGAGCAGCCACGTCGTTGACATCACCAGCAACAATGGATCCATTGGCAGCCCTAGCAAGTACATCAGGACGTGTTGTGCCGTTTGGCTTGCAGAGGAAGATGATCTTGGCAGCAGCTGCTGAACCCTCAACAATGGCTTTAGACAGGTACTCAAGGCTTTTAAGATCTCCAAGTAGTTCTTCGCAGTAACCACGACCGTAGGCTTCATGAGCTACACGGAACATACGAAGGGGAATCCAAGGGCTTTTATCAATAGGAACAGAACCCTTTTTACCAAGAGGCTTGTTGTAAACCTCTTGATACCAGTTGCAACGATCTCCTTTGTAATCCCAAGTTACGTGGGTGTACAGGAAAACTGTCTTGTCTACGTAGCCACCATTACTATTCTTAGGAGCAGCGCCATCAGGAAGCACGTCAGGATTGACTTCTTCCCTAACGACAACTTCAAGAATGTTTCCTTCTGGGTCACGGTTTAGTACAAACGATTTAAGCGGATAAACCCTAGTGCCTTTTTCAGACACGTAAAGCAAAGCGTTGCCACCAATGATCAGGTGCTTAAGGGCTTCAAATAACGCAGTGCGATCTCCAGACTCTTCAATGTCACGCATCACTGCGCGTTCCATTAGGGAGAGTTGCTGATCAAATTCAGATTGAAGTTCTTTGTAATTATCTAATTCCCGCTTGAGCTTCATGTCGTCAACAGACAACCGAAAGAAGGCTTGATTAGGAGGTAGCAAAGCAATAAGCAATTTGCTAGCCAAATTATTTACACCACGTGCTCCCAACCCTTGGTAAGTAGTAGAAATTTTGGTGTATAGATTTTTACCTGTGCTGCGGTCGTTCTCTGTAATCAGAGTAGGCAAAGTGTACTTACTACACTCAATAGCCCGATCCATGTAGATGGACTTCTCTGGTTCTAAAGCAGAGTAACGAGCTTGTGCATTAGACATTCAAACCACCAAGAGGAGAAGCGGAACCACCCATTGAAAGCCCACTACCAGCAAAAGGAGACTGTAGTTCTAGATTAGTGCGTAGTCCAGCGGGTGTTCCAACACGTTGTCGTACTCTACTGGTTACAGGGGCTGCTGCACTCTGTTGGGTTTGCAGTTGAGAAGCTAGACGTTGCTGTTGCAGGCTGAGAGCAGAAGCTTGACGTTGACCAGCAAGTTGAGTTTCAGCTGTTTTTTTAGCGGTTTCAGCTTGAAACTGAAGAGCAGACGTTTGTTGACGAGCCTGTTCTAGTTGCGCAGCATAAGCTGTTGCTTGCTGCTCTCCTTGAGCCTTAAGGGCTGCGGCTTGTTGCAACGTAGCTTGGCGTGTCTGCTCTGCTGCTGCTTGAGCTGCTTGAGCTTGAGCACGCATAGCTTTCTGCTGTTGGTTTGCTGAATAAGCACCAAAGCCAGCAGAAACTAAACCAACAATTGCACCAAGAGCATCAGCCATACTTAGTTTCCTCTTGGAGATTGAACTGGTCTTTTAAATGTCTTACAACTGACACTTGACCAGCAGTAAACCAAATAAGTTTCTCTTCCATACTAAGGTCAGGGCACCTATCTGGATACACTTCTTCAAGATATTTAATAATATCTGGATCAATAAATGGTTTCATATATTTAAACCTGTTGGGTTGACGTTACCAGCACCTGTTCCGCCATAACCGCCAATACCAATTCCAGAGCTAACACGAGTACGAGAAACACCAGGCTGACCAATTTGTGTTTTCTTCTTTGGTTGTACTGGTTGTACTTGAGATTGCATAGCCAAAGCACTTGCTTGTTTTGATTGCTCTACAAGTTGTTGTCCTTGGTAATCAGCAACTGCTGAAATTCTTTTGGCTTGTATTTGTGACTCTTCTGCTTGTTTAGCAGCTGCTGCATAATCTTGTTCAGCTTTAGCCATTACAGCTTGTTGAGCTGCTCTTTCAGCTTCTGCTTGTTGTTGTCCTTGTTGAACTTGAGTTTGTAAATAACTATTTAAATAGTTAGCCCATTCAACTCCACCAGATGCGGTAACATTTCCGGCCCTAGCAGAAGCTTTTGCATTGTTAATTTGATTTTGAAGATTTTTTCTTGCTACGTTTGGATTAGCAGCTTGACTAATGTTTTTTTCAAAAGATTGATAAATATTACTACTAGGCCACCACTGGTTAAACAGCTGATCTTCTAAAGCTGTTGTCCATTCAAAAGCCATGATGTTTACGCGTAGCTAGGAAGATCAGAGTTAGACATTTCAAAGAAAGCAGGCATACGTGCTCTCTTGGTTTCAATCAGTCCTTCTGCTTTACCAGTGTATAGAAGAGAATCAGATTGATCCATCCAAAAATTGCGGTCATACCACTTCTCATCTGACTTGTTAATCAGACCTTGGGTCATCCAAGAAACTGTAGCTTTGCGAAGTTTGTCTAGTTCAGGAGTGACTCGCAAACCAAGATCCCTGCAAACAGCACTGTTAGCGGCAACGTGAACGGTTTCATCCCGAGACACATCGGCTGAGGTGGTGCGCAATCCAGGGCCACCAAGGAACCTAAACAGCGGCAAGATAACAAAGAAAACAGAACGCTCAAGAACAAGAGCTTTTAAAACAGGATGCTCTGAACGCTCAATCCACGCTTTAACAATGCGACGAGCTTCTGCTTCATAATCAGCAGAAATACCAGAAACTTCAGCAATGTAATTCAGAGCAAGATCGTGCCGCTCTTCATCAACAATGTTTGACAGTAGTAATTCTTTAACGCCTTCAAGTTGAGGAAGATCACCTTTACCAGCGTCACGGATAAATTCACCTACAGGAAGCTCAAGAAAACGAAGCGATAGGCAACGACCTACCGCCTCACGAGCTTCATCAGGCAGGGTAAAACGTTCGGGCTTAACGGGAGTCCACACACGTTTTTTGGAAAGGAGCGCCTGATACTTATTCATTCTGAGCAGGAGGTACACATTGAGGGTTCGTTGTCAGCACCAAAAAGCACGTCAAATTCACTCTGATCAAATTCCGAAGAATCTAGACCAGCACTGACGTTTGATTTGTCTTGGGTGTTTTCCATCACCTGAAGAGAATAATAAAGACTCTTCAAAGGGGAGTTTAACCATCGTGCCATAAATTTTCTATCCATGGACACTAAATCAGACCACCAATTCATAGAAATTGCGTGACCCATTCCGGTGCAATCCATCAAACGTTGCCACTCACTATTAAGTTCAAAAAATGTATCCCAACCAACCTGTTCTGCTGTTTCACATTTAGGGTGGAACGAATAACTTTGAACTCCAAGAGTTGCACTATCACGATCTACATCGCGGCTAATTGGTGGTGCAATTTCTGGGGCTGTAGTAAACCCTTCACGGTCTAGGTAGCGATACGCACAGGAGGCTGTAGGAGCCACTGTGAAAGCCCTATCCATGTTGTAGTCAGCGGCTACTTTAGTAGCTGCCATGAAGCCGTTGTAGAGGGCAAGAGCAACCTCTCCGGCTTTTGTATCGGTCTTACCAGTACCCGAGTTCCTGTCGCGTAAGGCTGCAACAAATTCTGAATACTTGATGCCTTCAATGGCAAGGAAGTTAGCAAGACCAAGGACGCCAAGACCAATTTGATTCTCCTCTTTTTTGTAAATGTCAGATTTGTCTACACCACTGTTTTTGTGTAGTTCACAAAGAAATTTCATACCATCTTCAAAAGCTTTAGGTAACTCTTCAATGGTGGTAAGACCAAGGTTGATGTGAGACAACAAACAAGTATCTCGACTCTTAAGCAAGATTTCTTGGCACACGTTGGAATAAATGCGCTCACCTTTTTTGTTGTATTGCTTTTTAACAATCCAAACATCACCTCGACTAGCGCCTTTCATGATTGCGTCTAGTTTGTCTGGGTAATCAATAATTGAATCGTCAACATTGACGCAACGTTTAATCCAAGGAATACGGCTGCGGTCGTAGTTAATAAATTCAATAATGTCTTTATGATCCGCGTCGAGGTGCGCCACTATGGCACCGTTGCGATAGGTTCCGCCGCGACGAAGAATTTCGTTGAACTTGGAGTAGATCTCCATGAATCCACAGGGGCCTGAGGCAATCATTCCGTGCTTGTTCTCAGTACCACGAGGA